GCGCTTGCGCGCCCACGCCGCAACATCCGCGGCGCCGGCCTTATCGCACTCGCCGGCGACCCAGTCGAAACCGAAATCGGCGGCCAGCCGCTCATAGTTCGCGGCCAGGTCCTGCGGAATGTCGGCCATATGGTCCTCCTCTCACCGGGGAACCGGTGCGCCGGGCAGATTGTCGCCGCCCGGCGCACCGGCCTGTGATTAGAACGTCGGGGCGATGAGGCCCTGACCTGCGGTGGCGTCCTTGCCGCCCACCACACCGACGGCGCCCGGATACCGGCCCGCCGTGAATGCGATGTACGAGTAGACGACGAGCTTCACCGTGAGCTGCCCGCCGAGGGTCTGCTCAAGCCGGAATTGGGTCGGGATGCCCGACCCGTCCTCCCACAGCAGCGGATGAGCGGTATCCAGCACGAGCACCTGATCCTCGGACTGCGTGCCGACGTTCGTCGGGATGTTGGCGTCGGTGATCACCGGCAGGCCCTGGATGCCGCCCACGACGATCGCGCCGGACACGCCGTCGCCGTCGCCCGAGGACGACCAGCCCGGCATCGTCGTGACGCCCTGGCCGTTGACGATTCCGTACCCGCCGGGGACGTTCAGCGGGCGGCCAGCCGTGTCGACCAGCGACTGGTGCCAGCCCCACCGGCGCGGGTGCATGACGATGAGATCCGCATCGACCCCGGCGCCCTGCCCGGCTACCGCCGCGATCTGGCCCGCGATCTTCGCGTAGAAATTCGTGGCCGTCACCGCCGCGCCGAAAGCCGCCGCCGAGTTGATGTTCGCGGTCTTCAGCACGCCGAGCGGAGTGCCACCCGTACCAGCCCCGTTCAGGATCAGCGAATCGAGTTGCGCCGCATGGGCTTTCACGAGATCCGCAAAGACCAGCGCGTCGACGCCGGTTCCCCGCTCAAGCGACTGGCGCGAGAGATCCTGCTGGCCCGCGATCGTCACGACCGGGACCGTCAGGTCCTGATACACCGCGTCGGTGCTCGAAACAGCCGTGTTCTGCGTAGCCTGCACATCGGCAGACACGCCCGTGGTACCCCGAGGGATCACCAGGGACATGCCGTCCGCAGGCAGCGGCAGACGCCGGATCGAATTCGCGAACGGGCGCCCGTTGCGCAGCACCGGGGCCACCAGGTCGGTGAGGTACTGCGGCACGACGAGGCCGCCGAGACCCGTGGTGGCGACGGCGCGCTGCGAAAGCTCGCCCTCCACCCTGGCCTCCGACTGGTGACGCTGTAGGCGCGCCGCCGCCTCGAAATCGCGGTGCACCGCATCCGTGTACGCGTCCCGGAAGAACGAGACGCCTTGCCGCGCAGACTCGCTCGTGTAGGTGCGCGCCTCAGATGTGACGACCGCGCCGCCCGCTCGCTGCTCTACAGGCGCCGCTTCGGCCGGGAGGACCAGCGACCGCATCCTCTGGTACGCGGTCTCCTCGGCGAGGTCACGCTCGACCTCCTCGAAACGCTCCCGCATCACGGCGATCTCGGCATCCAGCCGCTTCCTCTCGGCCTGCGCAGCCTCGACCCGCTGCGCCTCATCCGGCGTCGGGTCGCGCCGAGCTTCCGTCTCGCACGCGTCCAGCACGGACGAGATGGCCTCCGCATGGGTGGCCCGCTCGGCCATGAGCCCCGCGAGCTGGGTGCGCACACGCTCGACGCGCTGCGCATTGGTGATGGTCATTGCTGTGCTCCTTACATTGGTAGTTGACGGGTCGCATCCCCAGGCGAGTCGCCGGAGCCCGCAGGAGTCCGGCAGCCGAGCCGCGCAGCGATGACGATTCAGGCGACGGCCGCGATAAGTCGCAGCCGCGCGAAAGACATGTGTGAGGCGCGCTCGCCGAGCGTCGCCGTCGTGTTGGGGTTCGCGCCGTAGCCGACGATCGCCACATCGCCGCGGTGCAGATCCACCGCGTTGATGCGGTACTCGCTGTAGTCCGGGGACCACTGACCGGACGTGATGCGGAACGCGAAGCTCATTTCATCCACCAGCCCGGCCCGCAGCTTCGGCACGATGTAGGCCACGTCCGGGTCAGCCGGGTCCAGGTCCGCGCGCACGTCCAGGCCGTCCGCAGTCTCGGCGAGGGTAAGCGTCCCGGTCGACGTGCGAGCGATACGCCGCATCTGGTCGTGACCCAGCACCAGCGGCACGTCCAGGTCAGCGCGAGCGAGCGTGTCCGCGAAAGCGCCCGCCGAGACGATCTCGCTGTACGGCCCGAAAAGATCCCACATCTCGTAGGCGCGCTCCGTCGCCGACGCGACACCAGCGAAGCGCAGCAATGAGCCCGGATCCTCCGACACCGCCCGCACGTCGACCGATGCGATATGCGCGCGGCCTGCCGCACGGCCGGACCCGTCCTCCGATGACGCGCGCCGCCGCGGCCGGTCCGCAGGGGCCGACATTCCCGCCGCGCGCGCGGCCGCCGCCGATTCAGCTCTCGATGCCATCGACCAATCCCTCCGTCTCGACCGGCGTCGCCGGCGTCGTCACCGTCACCCGGCGCGTCGTGAAAAGCCGGTCTATCTGCGCGTACTGGTCCTCGGTGAAAGGCTCGAAATTATCGAGCTGGCGCAGTTCGTCCGGCGCCCGCAGGCGGTCCCGGACCTGCTGGCCCATCATCGCCGAACGCGTCTGAGGATCCATTCTCAAAAGCGCGTCCGTATTGAATTTGACGAAACGCGGGCCGGACATGAGGCTCGCCGATATCGCATCCTCGCGGCGGCTGATCATCGGCCCCAAATGCAGGATGAGAAGCTGCAAATTCCGCTGCGTGATATTCGCATATGTCACAGACGTGCCAGCCTGCGACGCGTCGATCATGTCCACTGGGACCGAGAAGAAACGCGCGATGTCAGCGGCCGATGCGTTCATTGAGTTCAGGAATGCCGCGTCGTTCGATTTCGACTGCAACGGCGAGAATTCCCAGTCCACGCCGGTTACGAAAACGTCGCCCTGCGCCACCGACGCCTTGAACCGCGCTTTCGCCTCCAACGCTTCCTCGGCCTTGATCGTCTTGGCTGAATTCCTCAGGATGCCAGCGGGGATAGCGTTCTGCGTATACCACGCCACCGCGAACTGCTGCGCCGACACATACTGCGAGATAGCCAGCGCCGCATACGCTATCGGCGACAGGCCGACAGCCATTCCGGGCACCGTGTACTGCTTCTCGTGCCATACCTCGGACCGGTCGTACTCCCGGCCCTTGATCCGGTAGCGCACATCGCCGTCCGGCTTCTGTACAACCGTGACTTCGCTCGCCGGAACGAGGGTGATGAACCTCGGGAATAGTCCGCCGTCCACATTCGAGATCAGCCCGAAGCAATTCCCGTATGTGTCCAAATCCTGCTGCGACGAATAAACCCACTCCATCATCCGCATGTACGGCGTCGGATTGCGCAGCACCGGCGGCAGCGGCATCGGCTCTTGAATTCCGCTCGTCGTATGGCGGAAAGCGTCGATCGGGAGCGACGAAATCAGATCCGCGCGCAGCCTAAGCGCTGCCCACACCGCCGAATGCCGTCGCGCCGTCTGACCGGTCACCGAAATCATCGAATGCGGCGACCGCATCGGGACGAACGGCATTCCGGGTCCGGGCTCCGCACTGCGGAATAACAGGCTCACGGCGACCTCCGCGTCAGCCCGTATGCGAGTCCGATGGCGCCGAGGCCGCCCACGATGAACGCGGCGGGCGTATACACCAGCGCGACGCCGGCCGTCACCGCGGCGATGCCGACGACTTCGAGCGCCGACGCCACACGATCGCGCATAGAAAAGCTCCTCACCACATGCTCGAAAACGTGTCGTAGTCCGCCTCGCCGCGGGCCGCTCCCCACCTGGCCGCGACGCAGGCGATCAGCGGTGTGATGTCCCCGGACCCGCGACGGTTCAAAGACCGGCCGTCGGCCGCGTCCCTCCACTTGGCGCCGCTCACCGCGGCGTCGAGCTCGTCCTGGCCGATGTGCACCGTGTCCCCGGCCGCATCGATCGCGTCCGCGAACTGCGCGCAGGCCGCGAGATAGTCGCCGGCCGACATGACCAGCACGTCGCGGTCGTCCGACGCGAGATCGCCCCGGAGCGCCGTCGCCATCCGGCCCGACAGGATCACCGGCCCGGACACGTCATGCCGCTCGAAC